TAAGGAAGTCGTACAATACGACAAAGCCGAACTCCGTCGCGTTACTGGCGCGTTTAAAGCTATGGACGAGGAAGCTGTTAACCAAGCTAAAGAACAATCGAGTGCGCTGGCTACCTATTTACAGGGAAAGATCAAATCGGCAGCTGGTTCGCTTAATTCCGCTTCCGTTGCTGGTCGAATTGCTGAGGGTTCAAAGGTGAGTAAGTCATCTAAGATTGGCGAAATTTCGTTCGGTTTTGCTGGACAGAAATTCAGCGGTGGCGCAACGACTAAAGATTTATGGGGCGGCTCAGAATTTGGATCGAATAAATACAAGCAATTCCCAATTTGGTCGGGATCAACTGGGCGCGGATCAACTGGATATTTTATTTATCCAACGCTTCGAGCTGAGCAAAGCTACCTTATTGCTGAGTGGGAAAAGGCTTTCACTACGATAGTTAAGAGGTTTGACTAATGGCTGACGGATCAAGAACGCTCAAGCTCTCGATTTTGGCTGACGTTGATAATCTTAAAAAAGGATTAAATACAGCAGCCGATGAAACCGAATCGTTTGGTACAAAGTTAGGCAATTTCGGAAAGGCTGCTGGGGCTGCGTTTGCCGTAGCTGGAGCAGCTGCCGTGGCTTATGCTGGAAAGTTATTAGTCGATGGCGTTAAGTCGGCGATCGAGGACGAAGCAGCTCAGGCGAAACTAGCCACTACGTTAAAAAACGTCGCTGGAGCAACTGACGAAACTATTGCTGCAACCGAAACGTGGATTTCGAATATGGGTATGGCTTTCGGCGTAACCGACACCGACTTACGTCCAGCCTATGAAAGATTAGCTCGAGCTACTGGATCAGTAGCAGAAGCCCAGAAACTAGCTACATTAGCCATAGATATAGCTGCTGGATCAGGTAAGTCGCTAGAAGCCGTATCTAATGCGCTCGGTAAAGCCTACGAGGGCAATTCCGCTGGGCTGGCAAAATTGGGACTCGGTTTATCAGCTGCCGAACTTAAGTCAATGACGTTCGAGGAACAAACTAAACTATTATCGGAAACTTTCGGCGGACAAGCTTCGGAGCAAGCCGATACATACGAGGGCAAGATCGCCCGACTAAAATTAACTTTCGACGAAGCTAAAGAGGGCGCGGGAGCATTTATTCTCGACGCGTTAACACCGCTAGTCGATTTTATTGTTACTAAGGCAATACCAGTTCTAAGCGACTTAGGCGCTCAGGTAGGTGAGAAGTTAAATCCAGTTTTCGCAAATATTGGCGGATTCATTATGGGAACCTTGATCCCAGCATTTAGCGCATTATGGGAATATATAAATACTTACATTATTCCAATATTTAAGGCTTTCCTGATTCCATTATTCCAAGGCTATAAAAACGTGCTTGGCGCTGTCGGCGATCTCATAACCGAAAACACCGGATTCTTTAAATTACTAGGTATCGGTCTAACGGCTTTCTTAGTCGTGGCTAAACCTTTCGCCGCGTTTCTAGGTACGACCTTTAAAGCAGCTTGGTCAGGTATCGCTTTAATTATTGACGGTATTTCATTATCTATCAAGGCTCTAGTCGGTTCGATTAATTTAATAATCTCAGGCATTAACGGGCTTATTTCAGCCTATAACGTAGTTAATAATATCGTCGGCGGTAAAGATTTACCTAAGATTCCAAAGCTTGCTAAGGGCGGCACAGTTCAGCCTAATAGCCCATACATCGTCGGAGAAGTCGGTCCGGAATTATTCGTACCATCATCAGGCGGACGCATAGTTCCTAATAATCAACTGGGCAGCGGTGGCGGAAATATTTATATTAACGTTAGCGGTGCAATTGACCAAGAGGGTACAGCTCGCCGAATCGTTGACGTGTTAAATAATAGTTTCTATCGCGGCACTAATGGCGCTAATGCGCTGGCGTTCTAATGACAGTATTTAACCCAGTCTGGCGCGTAAAGGTTCAGGGCGTCGAATATACGACTTACACGCTGGCAAATCTAACTATTACAAGCGGTCGAAATAATATCTATCAGCAAGCGCAAGCTGGCTATTGTAATTTAGAGCTGCTAAATCTAACTCAGGCAATCGTCAATATAAATATTAACGATTCAGTAACGATCGAGCTTCAAGATTCGACCGCGACTTACGTTCCCATATTCGGCGGAACTGTCGTCGATTTCGGGGTTGAAATAATCACCGCTGGGTCGGTTGGAATAAACCAAGTTCTAAAGATAACCGCACTAGGAGCTTTAAGCCGCTTACCTAAAGCGCTGACCGACGGAACGTTAGTCCAAGACTTTGACGGCGATCAGATTTACCATATTCTCCAAGATTTACTATTAAATAACTGGGGCGAAGTTCCAGCAGCTTTACAATGGGCTAACTACGATCCGACGGAAACGTGGGCAAACGCTCAGAACGTCGGACTAGGAGAAATAGATCAGCCCGGTAATTATGAGTTAGCAGCTCGATCATCTGATCGCGTCGATATTTATTCACTTGTCGCAGCTCTCGCGACGTCTGGATTGGGCTACATATACGAGGATTCTCAGGGTCGAATTAGCTATGCCGATTCGACTCATAGATCGGTTTACCTAGCCACTTACGGCTACACCGAGTTAACAGCTAATCACGCGCTATTTAACGGACTAAAGATTGAAACCCGAGCTGGCGACGTGCGGAACGATATTACGCTCAAATATGGCACTAATTCCAATCAAGAAGTAAGCGCCGAGGATATTAACTCAATCAATCTTTACGGGCGTTTAGCTCAGGCAATTAGTACGACAGTTAAACATCAAGCCGACGCGCAAGATCAAGCCGATTTCTACTTAACGCTAAGAGCTGCACCGCAAGCTAATTTTACGGCAATTACTTACCAGCTCACTAATCCAGAGTTAGACGACGGCGATCGAGATTCGCTCATAAATGCGTTTATGGGATTACCTTTAAGAATAAGCGATTTACCGCCTAACATGGTTGCCGGAACGTTTCAGGGATTCGTCGAGGGCTGGACGTTTAAGGCTGCCTATAATGAAATCGCTATTACTCTAAATCTTTCGCCGATAAGTTATTCGCTTCAAGCTATGTCGTGGCAAGACGTTTCCATCGCGGAATCGTGGAATACTATATCCGGGTCTTTAACGTGGGAAACCGCGTTAGTCGTAGCATAAGGAGAAAACATGACTAATCCAACGAGTAACTTTGGCTGGCAAATGCCAACGAGCACCGATCTAGTTACCGACTTACCAGCCGACTTTGAGGTATTTGGTCAAGCGGTGGACACCGATTTCGTCGATCTATTAGGCGGCGCTAGTGGTTATATTTTGTCTAAGGCAAGTGCGACAGATTTAGACTTTGCGTGGATACCTAACGATCAAGGCGATATAACAGCGGTTAACGTAACTAGCCCAATCACAGGCGGCGGCAGCGCTGGCGCTGTAACTATTGGAATCAACGCAGCTACAACTAGCGTCGTCGGCGCGGTACAGCTCAGCGATTCGACTTCGACAACATCGAGCGTTCTAGCTTCTACGCCGACAGCTACTAAAGCAGCTTACGATTTAGCGGCTGCTGCTGCCCCAGCTTCAACGGCTGTCACTTTAAGCGGTACTCAAACTTTAACTAATAAGACATTAACAACACCAATTATTAACACACCAAAAATTTCCTCAACATATACAGCAAAAACAGCTGCCTATACTTTTGCCTCTGGCGATGAGGGTAATTTATTTTCGATGAATAATGCTGCTACTCAGCAATTTAACATACCCACAGACGCCACTTTTAATTTCGCTGTAGGTACAGAAATTAACGTGTTCTGGATTACAGGAGCGGGACAACCAACGATCGGCGCTGTAACACCGGGAACGACTACTGTAATTTCAACGGGCGCAACTAGCGCGACTCCAAAATTACGCGTCGCAAACTCTGGAGCTACCTGTAAAAAACTAGCTGCTAATTCATGGATCGTGTTTGGAGATATTTCCTAATGAGTCCAATGTTAGGAATTATGGCGAGTCAAATCTCGGGACACTTAGTACCTGTATTGCCAATTACGGCTAACTTGACAGGTCAATGGGACGCTTCTAACGCCAGTTCCGTAACTTTGTCATCTGGCAAGGTTTCGCAACTTAATGATTTATCGGGTAATGGTCGAAATATGCTTCAGGCAACTGGTGCAAATCAACCTACATATACGACAGCTGGGAAAAATGGTTTGAATACAATGACCTTTAGCGGTAGTCAATACTTGACTCCGTCATCTACTTGGTCACAAACTTACGCAACCATTTTCATTGTTGTAAAGTTTGATTCAGCCGTTAGCACAATGATTCCTGAGGGTTGGTCTAATTATCAATTAGATTTAACAAATAACTTTGGTTTTAATAATTGGGATTGGCAACTAGAGCCCGGCGGCGGGGGTACTGCTGTTCATTATGATGACGGTGCAAGTAATACAAACTGGAATTATTTCTCTTTGAAACGCCCCAACAGCGGATCAACTGCAACCGCTAAAGTAAACGGCGGTGGCACTTGGGCTGTACGCGGTGTACCTGGTGCGCTTTCAAACCTTGTCACAGGTAAACTATGGATTGGAACAAGAAACGATTTAGCCGTGCCTTTGACCGGACAAATAGGTGAGGTATTACTTTACTCAACCCTTATGTCAGATACCGATATTGCTATCGTAAACGCTTATTTATCCGCAAAGTGGGGAATCTAATGTACGCATTATTTAATTCTTTAAATGAATTTGCTACATGGCAAAGCCAAATTAGTAATGAACTTGGTTTACCAAATGACTCTGGAACTATTAACTATACAAACCCAATCGGCAAAATTGGAACCGATCAGGTTATCTCAGCTGTTGACGACTCCATAGATTTAACTAATTTAACAATACTTTCAAATCAAGAATTACAAGATGGAAAATGGTTAAGAGATTTGGCGATGACAATTAACCCTATTTATTACAAATTAAATGCTGAAACGGGAATCTGGGAAAATGAAACTTACTAGCTATAACGGCTGGACGGCTAGTAAAGATCAAGCCGAAATCGGAGTTAAGTCCTACGCGATACCGGGCACGACTCTAAAGATTCGTTGCGCCGAAGCTGTCGCACCCTTAATCGTCGGATTCTGTAAAGAGTTTAACGAACTGATCGAGCCGCTAGATGGCGGACAGCTTGACGACTGGGGTTACGCATTTCGCATGGTCAGAAATAGCACGGACAGATTAAGCAATCACGCGTCCGGAACGGCGATCGACCTTAACGCGACTAAACACGTTCTCGGAAAAATCGGCACGTTTCCAGCTGAGAAAGTTCCAATGATTCGCGCACTAGCTAAGAAGTACGGCTTATTCTGGGGCGGCGATTACAAGAATCGTCCCGACGAAATGCACTTTGAAATCAACGTAAGCCCACGAAAAGTCTTAGAGCTAATCGAAGCTCTGGGGTTAGGAGAAAAGTAATGAAAGAGCTAAAGGCTATGGCTGCTAGTTATGGACGATCGGCGCTCGCGGGAGCGTTAGCCGTTTACATGACAGGCGAAACCGATCCCAAGAAATTGGCGTATGGGTTTCTCGCTGGCGTCGTTCCGCTTCTAATGCGTTACCTGAATCCTAAGGACGTTACGTTCGGCGCTAAAGCGAGTGAACGCTAACGACTGGGCTGCGATGGGCGTGGCTATGGTCACGCTCCTTGCGGCATTTACAGCTGTTGTTCGGCATTTAGTTAAATACT